TACGCCATGATAATTCCTCACAAGCGAGTTAAAGAGCGTCTGTCTGCTTGTCGTCTGCCGGACCAGTCTGACGCCCCGTTAGTTCCGGGTTATGCGAAGCATACTACTTTATTTCTGGGGGTGCAAGTTTCTTTTGCCCCCGCTTCGCAAGGAATGCTGCTTTCCACACTGGATCAGCCCACCGCGCTTTCAGTGCCGCCGCCTTAGCCGCCTTCACATCTGGCCGGTTCGCTATCTCTCTGTTGTTTGCGGTCTGTGCGGCAGCATACACAGGATCGGCCCACTGCGCTGCGCCCTGCGCGCGCGTCTTTGCGCGAGACTCCGCTGTGCCCCGCGCTGCAGCAATACCGTCCTGCCGCTTCGCCCGTACCTCTGGCTTTTTCCATGTGGCTACGCTAGCTTCCGCCTTGCCCGCGCGCGCTTCTGGGGTTCCCTGCACTCTGGTCTGGGCTGCGACTACCTTCTCTGCGTATGCTGTGTCTTGCCACATTTTTGTAGTGGCCGCGCGCATGGTGGCGGCAAACTCTGGCGTGTGAATGAACGCTGCCTTCCCCGCTTCCCTACGGGCAATTACCTCTGGGTCTTTCAGCGCGGTACGAATGGCGGCTACTGTCCGCTCCCTATACGCAGGGTTTGCCCATCTGATAGCGGAGTTCTCTGCACTCTTCGCTACCTGTTCTGGCGTGCTGTTTGCCGCCTGTATATTAGCGCACCACTCTGTAGTGCGTACCGCACCGACGGCTCCCTCCCCTCCAGAAGTCAGATTGAATAGCGTCCCGGTCTTCAAGTCTCTGCGCCCATACACAGCTATTAAGCGAATCTCCTCATAAAAAGCCTCCGCTTCATCAAGCCCGTCTTTCATAACCTCGATGATTGGTTCTAGCCCCTCCCTCCGCAGTAGCGCCAAGAAACTACCAAAGCCGGGATTGTGCTTTACCTGCTTCTCCCAATGCGCCCATGCGCGGCGGCCTTGCCCCTTGCCTACATATACAGGTTGGCAGAACTTTGTCGGACGAGGGTCTTTGTAAACGTAGGTGTAAAACATGGGGTACTCTGGCTGTTGATGCCTGAAGTATATACGATCTACGGAGAATTGCAAGAAATATGTAGTGCTACATAAATAAAAGACAAATAAAAAGGGAGCCGTAGCTCCCTTTTTGATAGCAGCAAACCCTTATTAAGAGCTGCCCGGCGAGCCGAACACGCCCAAACAATCGCTGGCCCCGAACGAATATCTCTCTCTTGCCTTGAAGCGAGTATTCCCGGTGTCAAAGTCTCCATCCATTCCAGTAACCAGCGGTGTCCGCACAAAGTGCTTCAGCCCGTTGGGCACATCGGTCAGGAGGAACCACGCATTGGTATCCGTCAAGAAGTGGTTCACAGTCCAGTCGGGGATAGTGCCCATTTTCTTCATCGCATTGATGTCGCGGTCAGCCGTAGCAGGACGCTCATCGCCGCTGAGCAGACGTGTCGCCACGAATTGCAGAGCAGGAGGAATAATCAGCTTGCGGGGCTTGGCGGCAATCAGCAGACCCTTTTCATCAGTCCACGCTGCGATTTGGATCGTTGCGTTTTCCAGAGAGGTTTCGTTCAGATCAGCGCCGGTAGTGGGACGGTTGCTGTTCGTGCCGCCGTTCACCAGAGGGTGAGCCGTAGAGCACAGAACTTGGCCGTCGCCATAGGTCGGGTTGCCTGAGCCGGTAAAGGCTGTATTCAGGATAGCCGCACCCTTGACTTGCTTGGTGTAAGACATTGCACGGGCCAAAGACTTCGTGTACCGGGCCGAGAGGCTGTCGTACAGGTTGTCTTCGATTGCTTCTTCCGTGAGGGAGAAGCCAAGAGCGATGGTCTCGTGGTTGTAACGAGCAGTCCATGCTTCCTGCGCATTGTCATACGCGATGGCTTGGCCTTCGTTCTTCACCGGGGCTGCGCCGAAGCCAGCCAGCTTGGTTTCTTCCTCGAAAGAACGCTCAGAGGTTTCGGTTTCATAAATTTCTTTATGTTCCTCACCATAACGAGCGTACTCCATGCCAAACAAGGCATTGAGACCGGGAAGCAGTTCCTTCAGGAGTTGTGCGCGAGAGATTGCCATGATTTACTCCTTACAGGCCGATTGGGCAAGAGTTGCTGTGATAGCCTGCGTTGAAACGCACGAGCACATCTGTGTAGGCATCGCCAACAGTAGAGAACCCTTTCATATCAACAAAGCCGACGATACGGAAGGCGGCAGAGCCAGCCTGAACCGTTGCATCCAGAGCGGATGTGGAGTTACCAGTGATGGTAGAACCCGTGCTGGTGCTTTGCACCGCAGCCAGACCAGTGTTTGTGCCCAGAGCGGTAGCGGCAACGGTGTTGTCGCATTGGCCTTGGAAAATCACACGGTCATCATCCACAACATAGGCAACGGCGTCGGACGCCACGGTGCCGGTGGGCCAGAACTGCGAGAACAGCTTTTGCTTGGTAGCGGGGCTGGTGTACGAGCAGCCGACGAAAACGCCGATTGAGCCGGTACGGGCAGTAGAGCCTGTGGGGAAGTCATTGGTTGTTGCATCCATGCCAGTTGCAGTAACGATTGCGCACTCGCCGTTGGCGGTGACGTAAACGATGCTTCCGAAGAAGATGTTGGTGCCATACGCCGAAGCGATGGGAATCATACGGGTGCTACCAGCGTATGGCAGACCTCCCGTCAGATTTACGGGTTTGAGACCGTAGGGGGAAGAAACAGCAGCCATGTTAGTGGACTCCTATAAAAGTTAAATACCTTTTCCGAAAGATACCTTGGTACTACGCTCTTTGAAAAGCGGCATACGAGGATCACTCTCACGCATGAAGTTGTTGTCCACAGAATCCATCTGCTGTCCCGCCAGTTGACGGTAGTGAGCGTCACGTTGTTCTGTAAACTCAACAGGTGTTTTGCAAAGAAGCAGGCCACCGATTTCAACACTGTCCGGGAAGCGCGTTTTGTCGCCGCCCATAAGCTGAATTTCAGGATGGTCTGAAGCCTTTACGGGTTCCCAACCTTCGCGGAGCTTTGAAGAGACATTGACGGCGTCTGCCGTGCCGAGGGTACTCAAACGAATCCAGCGAAACGCATAACCCGGCTCTGGAGTCGGATCAGGCAGAAGCTGTGGGGGCATCCATTGTTTAGGACGCTCCGTTTTTGCGCGAGTTTCAAGTTCCCGTGGGGTACGTTCAGTTGTTGCCATTATATTTTCCTCATTTCTTCCGCTACCTTACGCGCATAGAGTTCCAAAGGAACGCCGAGCCGCTTGGCGATGTTTACCTGCGTTTGTGTAAGTACGACTTTTTTGGGCGCTGTACTACGTGATGCGGGTGCAACCACATTTGACTTGGTGCGCTGGGAAGAATTTGCTCCAGCGGGTTCCTCTGCAAATGTCTCAGGGAACCGTTTCCGTACGTCAGCGTTGATACTGTCGAAGTACTTGTCGCTGGCGACTTGAACGCCCGATTCAACCAGTTCCTCATGGAGGCTCAGAGCATAAGCTGTCATCTTGCGATCACTTCCAAACCACGAATTTTGCTCATTCCACTCGCGTGTTTTGGAATCCAACTGAGGTTGTTGAACCTGTGGCTGTGTTTGTACAACATTTTGAGCCGGTTGTACAGGGGCTGGCCGAAAATTATTTACCCGGTCAGCTTTTATCATCGCGGCGTTCAGCTTCTGCTGGGCCTCAAGAATGGCATCGGTATCAAACGCCTCTTGGGCTGCCTTGAACTCCCGCTTGGCAGCTTCAATCTCCGAGCCGACCACTTTCTTGGCCTGCTCCAGCAGCGCGTTTTGGTTATTGGCCAGCGATCCTTGGAGTTTTTGGTTCTCCGCAACCACCGATTGCGCAATCCGCACAGCCTCGTCGCGTTCCCGGTTTGCAGACTCCTTGGCGCGACGTTCTTCATGGTAGCCCTTGCCAAGATGCGATAGCCGATCCTTGAGCTTCTGGTCGGAGTACTTAGTCAACTCCTCGTCTGTTACTTCGGCAGGCTGCTCGCGCAGCGGAGTGCGGCCCTTGTCGGCAGGCGGTGTGTCGTCAACAATCTCGATAGCGGGGTCGTTGGGAGCAACCTCAATCTTGGTGTCTCCGTCAAGGATGACGCCGTCTTCGACCTCATAGGCCGTTTCTTGGGTGTCTGCTGTAGCCATTACACCCTCCCCAGACCGCGCGGGTCTTGAATAGTTGCTTCGACGCTATCGTCGTTGATGATCCGCCACTCGGTGCCGTGAATTTTCATCCGGGTGCCTGAGTTAGGCCTGACGATGATGAAGTCCCCTACTTTGCAGGACGGGCCGGAAGGGAACCGAGCCTTGTCTGCAAACGCATCCGGGCCGATCTTGGCTACAAAGAGTACGGGGGAAAGCAGTTCTTCAAACTGCACGGTCTTGTCTGCCTTGAGGATGCCACTGTCGTACGCAAGCGCGGCTTCGGGGAGCATACACAGCAGGTGGTAGGTCACGGGTTCAGGCATTTGCTTTGCCTTGTCAATGTCAGGTAAGTCTGTCACTGGCCCCGTTGGGTCGAGCTTCAACCCAATATCGAAGTTGTCCATAATTTCCTTTAACGCATGGGGTTTAAAAAATACCAGAGGGCACCCCAGAATAGCCCTTCCGATTCCTACTCGTCCTCTTGTTTCAGGCGTACCCGCATATCTCCAATGATCCGCTGGGCAATAGCCAGTCCGTAAATACGCCCACACATCTCGCGGTACTTATCAAAGGTGCCGACTGCACCTTCAACAAGGGTGTCCTTCATGGCAGTCTTCTCATCTTCCATCTGCTTGACCAGCAGACTCAGTACGTCACTTTCCATTTGGTTTCACCTCCTTTTTCTGCCTAGCCGCCAACGCCTGCGTTGCCAACTTCATCTTGTGCGCCTGCTCTTTGTGGCTGAGCCCCTGCTGGTGCGCCTCGTGCTTATGGGACTGCGCCTGCGCCAGTGCCTGCGCCTTCAACATCGCCGCCTGCTGCGCGGCCCCTTGCTGTGCTTGGTGCGCCTGCTGCGCTTGGGCCAACTCCTGCTGGTGGGCCTGCTGCGCCTGCATTGCCTGCTGCTGTGCTTGCTGCTGGGCAATGGCCGGGTTCTCGCCGGCCACCTTCTGGGACTCCAGCGCCAGTTTCTGTTGGTTCAGCGCGATGTCCGCATCGACCTTCTTGGCCTTCGTAGCGGAGTCCTGCCCCTTGATCTGCAGCTCGGCCTGCTGCATCTGGATCAACGGGTCTTGGGCTTGCTGTTGTGCCTGCTGCTGGGCTGCCTGCGCCTTGTTCATCTGCAGCAACTGGCTGGCCGCCTGCGCCACCGCGCGGGACAACTGGACCTCCATCTCTTCATCCATCTCGGCATTTGGCACCGGCATCGGCGCGCCGAGGCGCTCCTCGATCTTCTTGCGGTAGGCGTAGCCAAGGTGCTCTGCAATATGCGCCATGATGGCCGCCCCCATTTGTTGCGCCATCGGGTTCTGCCCAATAGTCTGCGCGATCATTGGGTCCTGCATGAACGTCTGATGCACCGCAATGTGCGCCTCGTGGTCTTGGTAGATGAACGCCTTGGTCGGCTTGCCATTGAGGAACGCCATGTTCTCGCTGATCGGGTCGTGCGGCGTCATATCGTCTTCGACTGGCACCAGCTTGGCTGCGTTCTTGATGCCCAGCACCTCCAACATCTGCCTGTGCAGGATCGGTAGGTCATAAATCTGCGGCGCGCCCTGCGCCAACTGCAGCGCGGCTTGGTACTGCATGATCCGCTGCGCCATCGTGGCGCTGTTGGGGTCACTTACCGGGATCACTTCAACGAGGTCATAGTCCGCCTTCTTGGCACTGCGGTCCCCGTCCACTGGGTCGTAGCTGTACTCTTCGGGGGAATGGTCGCGGATGATGGCCGCAAGCAGTTTGAACTCCTGCTTCATGGAGTAGTGGACACGCGCCTGCACCGCCGACATTGTCTTCAGGGTTCTCTCAAGTAGCGCCAGCGTTGTGCCGACAGGCGCGTTCGCGCTCATGTCGGAGATGTTCATATCGCTGATCGCCCCCAGCCGCCGCGCTTCTTCGGTCAGCTTCTCCAGCAACCCAGCCAGCACCTGACTTGGCTCCTTGTATGGCAGGGGCATGATGTTGTCCCGCAGCACGCCACTGGCAACGTCAACATCTCTCCATTCACCGGGGCCGATGGGGGTGTCGTCGCCCTTGACCCGCAGCCCCCGTGTCTTCATGCCGCCCGGGAGATTGCTCAACTGGCCTGCGTCCACCAGTTCACGGATGATGCTCGTACCTGCGCGTGCGTAGCCGCCGATGAGACTGATAAGGCCGATCCCATACGCGCCGAAGCCCGGGATGTAGGTGTACTGTACGAAGTGCTGGCGCTTGAGCTTTTGCTCCTCGTCTTCTTCCCAATTCCGGTAGATACTCAGCACCGTCCCTGTGCCCTTGTCCACTGTCACGATGTACGGGCGTGCGATACCGTCCGGGTCTTCGTCCTTTGGAACCACCAACTCAGCCTGAATCTCAAGGAACTGATACCTGTCATCCGTAGTCAGTGTCACACCTTCAAACTCGGCTTTCTTCTCCTCAATGTCCGTGTGCGTCTGCACAGGACTGCCAAGCTCAACGGTGCGATAGAACCCAGCCACCTGCAGTTTTTTCACATCGTTTGGTGTCTTGCGCATCACGTGCGTGACCCGCTCCGCTGTCTGGGCCGAGCTAGCGCCATA